GTTTACAGAATATGTTGCACCTGTTGTAAGTGTATTGGCTTTATACTCTTCTCTTTCTATGTCTATACTTTCTATAGACTTTAAGAAAAAGTTTACTCTTTGTAAAGCTCCAAATCTATTAACAAATGTTACAGGTAAATTTGTAAACTTCTCACAATGTTGTTCTTTTACTTTTATTGTTTCTGTACTTCCTCCTGTTACTATATCTACACTTGTTAATGTAGCTGTTGTACTTGTTGCATATTCTATCGCTGTGTTAGTTGTATCAATGCCTGTACCAACTGTTACACTTGTTACTGTTGTACTACCATTTTTGAAGTTTACAGTAGTTGCACCAGTCAAAGTATCAGAGCCTGAGTTTACACTTAGGTTTGCTAATACAGGAATCTTTAATATCTCTTGACTTTCTCTAAATATAGTATCATTTGACATTAGCTTCGTTGTGCTACCTTTGAAAGCACTTAGAGATAATGTTGTTGCACTATTGGTTTGTGTTTCTGTTGTAAACCCATCCTCAAAATATCCTACACCATCAAAGGCCAACATATTTGTAGTAATAGCATCAAGAGCTGTTCCTGATGAGTTTCTTGGTGTAGCTACTGTCTTGACCCAAACATTTAGGCCATTGTTTCCAAATGTTCCACTAAAGCTGTATTCAATATAGTCTTTTATAAGCTCACCTATTTCAAATATCACAAAGTTATTATTAGACACTTCGTTCTTTCTAAGCTGATAAGTAAGGCTTGGACTTGTATCGTATGTGCCACTAAATATTGATATATCTAAATTACAGTCTGCTAAATTTGCATTTGCTACTTTTATATATACAGGTGAGTTTATGTTTACTTTAAATATTGCCATCTTCTATTGTTTTTTCTGCATCATTCACAAATGCTGCTATTAATTCCTTTGGTAGTGTTTCAAATCTTTTTTCAAAAGGTTTTGTAAAAAATAAACTTGGCCTTATGCCTTGCTCAAATATTGTCTTTGCTATTGCAAAACTTAGCCCTTTTCTTTTGGTAAATTTGCCACCCTCATCTCTTGGTGCTATACCTTTTCTTACAGTCCATTTATCAAAAGCCTTAGCTGGTGGTCTTTTGTTTGTATATTTAAAAGGAGTATCATATTTTCTCTTAGTACCTGAAACACCCTGATCTTGATAAGCTCCGTATTCTTCCATTAGGAATTGTAATATAAATCCTGACTTATCTGATATTATTTTATAGTCAAGAGAATTATATAAGGCCTTAGAAACATTCTTTTTGTCTTTAGATAGATTGCTTCTTGATTGCTGAATTACATACTTTGCAAAATTATTTAATATGTCTCTTGTATCTTGTAATTCCATTAGCAACTACTTATATCATTATCTATTAGTATATCCATTGTTGCTGCCCATCCAGCTAATCTGTTTTCAAACCTTTCATAAAAAGGCTCACAACTAGGATCGCCCTCTAATTGATATTTGGTTGTATATAACGAGCCTCCTCTTAGCAGAAGTATAATTCTGTTCAATACAGCTAATTGAGTATTAAGTATATCTTGCTCATTGTCATTACCTACAAATATATCTGTCTCTTCGTCTTTGTATTCGTTTACAACATCCATTGCCATAATTGTTATGTTAAAAGACAATGTTTGTTCTTGAGCTGTAACACTATTCACTATAATATGTGCTAAAGGAAATATTGTTTGCTTGTTTAAATCTATTTGTGTTATATCACCAGTAGTTACAGAGTTTACATTACTATCATTTAGTAAGTTTGTTTTTATTGTATCTGTAACTTGGTAAAAACCTCTTATACCTTGATTGCTCATCTCATTTTACTTTTTAATTGTTTCGATTCTAAGTCGCTTTTTTCTTTCATAAATGTTAGCATTGTCAAACATCTGTGTAAATTTAATTGAGTGATATTCTCAAATCGTCTAATATCTCCCTGAGAGAGTGCATAAATTGATTGATACCATCCCCACTTCTCACCAAACTGTTCGATTCCTGTAAGTGAAGCTCCCCCTTGTCCTGAAAATAATAGGTCATAATCTTGGATAAGTCCATCCCTAAACGGTAAAAAAAAAACATTGATCCGAAGACCACATTCATAGGCATATCTTTATATACTTCTTGACCTTGAGCTGTATAATCTTCAATACTATATTTGTGTTTGTATTTGTTCTGTATAGGCCTGTATAATACTGCCATAGCCTTTTCCATTTCATCCCATTTAGAAATGTATGTATCAAGATCGACATATTCACCTAAGCTCATCTCGTCGAGGTTTGGTATAAAACCATACTCTTTTCCATTCATTGTAAATCTATTTATAAGCTGGGGTTTCTGTTCAAACATATCTGATATAGTTTTGGTTATACTATTGACATCTTTCAGCTTCATTTGAAAGGCTTGTTTGTTGTCTATATGACAAAATATCTCTATCATCTTAGTTGCTAAAAAGTTCTCATCTTTATTCTCCTCTTGTGCTTTTAAAAACTTTTGGTATTGACTTAGTTTAATTTCTGACAAGTCATTTGGTACAGTTATTTTTACTCTCATATATATATATCGAAATCTAAAGTGGATTTTTGACAAAAAAAAAGGAGGCCCTTTTGAGACCTCCTATCATTGAGTTTGTAAAAAACTAAATTAAATCAATTTAAATTAAATTAAACAACTAACTAATTAACTCAATGTGTTCTATAAGTACATTAACTGTACCCATACTCCTAACCAAAAGAAAAAGGAGAGTAGTAATGCTTTGATAAAAAATTTTAAATCTTCCATTGTTTTAATTTTTTTTCTGCTTGTTTTTTGGATAGTCCAAATTTATCCATAAGCATTTTTATTATAATTAATTTGTCTTGTTTTATTTTTATTTTCATTTGTTTTGTTTTTTAATTATACTCAAATATATAACTTTATTTTGGAATAATTAACATTTTTTAATAAAAGTTTTATCTACCTCTGTTATCTTATTGCATATTTACCCTTGTTTGGGTTTTGAAGTTGCATCATTAATGAGTATCTAGCAGCATCAATACAGTCAGGATGAGCACCTGTAGGTTTTTGTATGTTGTTTCCCTCTTTGTCTTTATCCCATACATATCCTTGTAATTCTTTTATAAGATTCTTAGACCTGGATGTTACATATATCTCATTTTGATTTATAAGGTTGATTCCATATACTATTGAATCTCTGCCTTTTGTTACTGGGAATATTCTGTGGCCATAGTTTCTAAGCTCTTGTATTGACTTAGGCTCTGCACTATCTGCGTATATATGTTCCAAAGCTCTTTTGTCTGTTAAGAAATTACTTATGTCTCTGTTTAGCATTCCTTTTCTATAAAGAAGCTCATCAAATATATAAGCATTGTTCCATTTATATAATCTTATGTAAGTTGTAGGATCAACAGAATAACCAAAGTCAAGACCTGCACATAAAAGCCTAGCATCATCAGGTATCTTATCAATAGACTTCCAGTCAGGAATACAAGCACCCTCTAAGCTACCTATCTCTCCAAGTCCATATACTTTCCACCAATTAGCCCAATATGTAGATGTCTTAGCTTTTACTTTAGCTTTCTCTATTTCTTTTACAATGGATGTAGGCAAACTGTTATTGTCTTTGTATGTTAGTGTTAAGAAGTCTGTATCATCTTGGCCTATCAATTCTTTATCTACCCAAAACAAATTTGTTGGATTATAGTCAAGCCATATATTACCTGATGTTCTTACAGCTAGTTGCTGGTATGCTTCAAAGTTAATATTGTTACACTCATTAATAAATAAGTCTGTTCTCCTTGCACCTCTTAGTTTGTCAGGTTGGTCTGTGCTAAAGAACTCTATATAACTATAGGTGCTAAATTCGTATTTTAAGATACTTCTATTGAACTTTCTTTCATCGTACCTATTCAAGGCTTTCATTATGTTTAGAAAGTCTTTTAAAGCACCTCTACGCAAATGAGGTATTGATTCTGCTACTACACTTATTTCTTTATGTGGATTTCTACAAGCATAGTCTATGAGTATCAAAAGGACTGCAATAGTTTTACCAGCCGAAGACCCACCCCTTATTATTCTTGTTCTTTGATTTAATGATCTGAGTTTTGTAAGAGCTGTAGTCTTAGTAAACATTAGTCAATAAATATTGGTTGGTCATCGTTGATATGAATGTCTTTAGTTTCTTTAGGCCTACCAACATAGTAATTATAATAAAGCTGTACATACTTATAGTCTTTTTTTTCTAATCCCTCTTTGAGAGCTGTAAAGGCTAAACCCTCTAATGGTTTTAGTTTTTCTATAAGTTGTATCTCTTCTGACTTTGGTTTTCTACCAGCTCTACCTTTTGTTGAGTGTCCTCCATTGTTTTTTCTACCATCCATAGAATTAATATAATTTAATTAATTAATCTTTTGTATATCTATATATCGAAAAATTTAATTAATTTTTGTTGGTAAAACTTTTTTAATATTTTTAGCTACAGCTTCTACTACATCTACTGTTACTGCATTACCACACATCTTGTATCTTTGACTATCTGAAATTTCTCCTAGTTCTTTTCCTGTCTTTGTCCAATTATCAGGAAAGCCTTGTAACCTTTCACATTCAATAGGTGTGAGTCTTCTTATAGATTGTTTTGGATTGATGACATAATTATCTTTTTGCACTGTGCTTAAGCAATTTGTAACCCCATCTTTTCTTATTTCTATTTGCTGACCTAATTGTCTTTGACCTGACTTTATACTTTCAATACTTCTGTCTTGCGAACGCAAAGCTCCTACTACTGCTTGTTCACCACCTGAATCTAATGTTTGTTCAATACCTTTACCTACTCTACCTCTTCTTGTTTTACTTGGTAGGTTTTGATAGTTAATTGTATCTCCAGGTTTTGCTATTTCGTACCCTTGCTTATTGTTTGTTTTGACATAGACTTCCATAGCTTTCAAAGTAAGTGTAGGACTATGATTGTCTTGTCTCCATCTAAAACCCTCGTCATATCTATAGTCTCCTACAATTATTTCTTCTTGTGCATCGAGTTCACGTTCAACAATGTAACTTCCGTTTCCTCCTGCTTCGTATCTTGTTGTGAGTGTACAGGTATTTCCTTGTTGTCTTTGTATGTCATTAATCTTTCTATTACTTTCTGTGATAGGAAATATTTGTTGTCCACTTCCTTTTCCAAGACATCCGACAAGGTAGATTCTCTCTCTATTTTGGGGTAGAAACCACTTTGTATTAAGCAGTTGCCATTCAAGTCTATAACCCCCAATGTTTGTAAAGGCTTGGATAATTGCCCAAAAGTCTGCGCCATTGTTTGAGGAGAATGTTCCTTTAACATTTTCCCAGATAAAAAAACTTGGTCTGCATTCTTCGATAAGCCTAATTGCTTCGGAAATAAGGGACGATCTTGCACCAGCCATTCCTTTTCTTTTTCCAGCCATACTAAAGTCTTGACAAGGACTTCCGAAAGTGATAATGTCGATTCCTGGTAACTCCCCTCCTCGAACATCTGTAACTGATTTGACATAAGTTATGTTTTTAAAATTATTCTTATATACATCTATTGCATATTTATCTATTTCTGAATAGTATGTGTGTTTTATATCAAACACCTTTTTCAGACCTAAGCTGAATCCACCTATTCCACTAAACAAGTCAAGATGATTCATCTACTAATTCTTTTTGTTCTAGCTCATCTATGATGTTTACTATTTTGTTTATGTTTTCATTATTAAGATGATTAGCCTTTAATTTTACAAACTCCCTTTTTGATTTGTTGTTTACACCTTTGTTTGTTTTTGTTAGCTGTGTAAGCCACTCTCCTATCTTTCTATTGTATTGTACATTCGTTTCAAAAGTATTTACTGCGTGTAGTACAGATGAATGACTTGATGTCTTACCTTGTGATTCAAAGAACTCTGCTATTTGTTGTAGTTTCATCTTTTCATATTTGTATAGTACCCAAGCTAGTAAAGACCTTACCTCTACTATCTCTATCTTTCTAGTGTTTTCAAATACATCTAGCTTTGTTATCTTCTTGATTCTGTTTGCTATCTTAATTGCTTTATTCATATAAATAATCTTTTTTGTTGTTTATGTATATTAATTCGTTTCTGTGCAGCCTCAAAGTATTCTTTGTCTATTTCGTATGCTGTTAAATCATACTTCAAATTATTAGCAGCTATTGCTATACTGCCACTACCAAGATGTGTGTCAAGTATTGTATCGCCCTCTTTAGCATAATTCATTAAAAGCCATTCGTATAGTTTAATTGGTTTTTGTGTTGGATGTATTCTTTTCTCTAAACCCTTACCATAATCGTTTATCATTTTTGTATTCATTGTTCCTGCTTGTACATTCCCACTCCATTGAAAATCAAACATAGTGATTCTATTTTGCAAATTAGTTGCAGCTATGTCTGCGTGTGAATATGTGCTTTTCAAAAATGGTGTAACTAATTTATTGTGAATTATTCTACCCTGTCCAAACAAAGATTGTGCTTCGCCATAATAATTACAACCCCAAATTATGTGTTTTTTTGATACCCTTAATAATTCTTTAAAGTATTCTATTGTCGGTGGGGTCTTGTTCCATTCTTTCTGTTTATGCCCTTTAACAATATAATCTTTTTGCTCTCCATTTCTTAACTTGCCTTTTGTTTTAAATCTTTTTGTTTTACTAAAACTCAAGCCTATGCCGTATGGAGGATCAACAATAGCCAAGTCAAATTGATTATCTGACATTTCTTTCATTGCCTCTATACAGTCTTGATTGTGTATGTTCATCATAATTTACCTTGTAATATATAATTATCTAAATCGTGGCCTTGTATAAAAAACTTCTCAAATACATCTATGGCCTCTAATGTTTTTCTTTTACCCTCTAAGTAAAACTCCTCACTACATTTCCATACACCAATATCTAAACTACCTTTGTCGATAACCAGGAATGTAAAATCCTCATAAGACTTATTATATAAGTGGCAGTATAAATAACATTGAACATCGTATGAGTATTTCTTAGCTGAGTATGGGAAATTTTTAATGTCATTTGAAGTTTTTATGTCTATGATACCTTTCTTACTTAGTACATCTGCTTTACCTCTAAATGGGAATCCGTGTATCGTATCTATTGCAGGTACTTCAAACTCGCAGTCTGTTATATATTTCAGAGCTTGTTCATTCTTAAAGAAAGCATCAGCAATTTTCTCTGCATTTTCTCTTTCTGTTCTAGTATATACTAATCCGTACTTTTCCTTTGCCTCTCTATATGCTTTTGAGTTTTTACTAGATACATTTACAAAGAGTTGTTCTTGGAATTTATCAGGCTCAAGTATTGACAGATGTATAAGCCTACCATCTCTTAGTGGTTGTGTTTCTTTACTGCCGTACTTTGTAACATACTTATATGTTTTTGGACTTGACAGTAATAATTTTAAAGACGAGCTGCTTAGTACTAGCTGTGATAACTCTCCATAGTAGAAATCATCATCTACCATTTTTTTTAACAAGTCTTGCTTGTTGTACTCGTTTCCGTCTAAAAGTTGTATCGTTTTCATAATCTTGTTTTATTAGTTTTGTTTCTATATTATTTGTGTATTCATACATTTCAGTAAGGCACTTCATATAATTACCTATTTCTTTTTTCCTACTATCACTTGCTTTTTCAAAAGCTGATGTCATAGCCTGACCTAAGTAATTAAAAGATGCCTCGTACTTTTGTTTTGCCTTTATGTCCATTGTTCTAACATCAAAAGTAAACACACACATATTAAGAAAACAATAAATGCAAATTTTAAGGTCTGATATGTTACCTCATCTTTCTTTGGGTTTCTACCTTGATTACTTCGATACTGTCTTTGTTTTTTCATTTTTATATATTTTATGTTACTTTCTTTTTTTACATAGCCTATTTCATAAAAATAGTTGTCATTCAGATATGCTAGATAATTCTTTTTTTTTGATTTCATATCCGAGTTCTGTTAGTATTGATTTATGTTTTTCTATGTATTTAAGTACCTCTTGTTCTTTTTGTATTTTATGCCTACAATAAGCCATTACTTGATTCTCTATTGGATTGTGATTGTTTTTTGCCATAGTTTTATTTTTTAGTTTTACAATATAGTGAAAATAATTAACAATATGCAATAACTATACCTTATGTACAATACTTGCCATATCCTCTGTGAG